ATGATGTTGCAGATAGGCGACAAGGTTGATTTAAGTCTAAAGGGTTGCGAAGTAGTCGGAGTTAACAGGAGCCACGATGGCAAACAGTTAGTTTATAGTGTGGTTACGCCCAAAGGGTGGGCAAATGGCAAGATACATGTTTGGAATATCGGGGAGGATAGCTTACCTGAGGCAATGGTGATTAAGGATGTATCCTAAAGTCAGCGTAATTATAAGCGCCTACAATGCCCAAGCCACAATCGCCAAGTGTCTTGACAGCGTGCTTGCGTTGGATTATCCGAACTTTGAGGTGATTATGATTGATGACGCCTCAACTGATAATACTATTTTTACAAATTTTATGGGCAAATGGCAAGATATTAAAAGAATACATATTATTTTAAATCCTAAGAATATCGGGCAGGCTTTATCGCGCAACAGGGCTGTTAAATTTACCAAAGCTCAATACATCGCCTTTGTGGATAGCGATGTTATCCTTGAGAAACATTGGCTAAGAGAAATTATGCGGGGTTTCCAATTTGAGATTGTGGGAGTTGGCGGAGCGCAATATTGCCCGCCTGACGCGTCTTCAAAACAAAAACGATTGTTCTCGTTTTTAGAACGCATAGGTTTTATTACTGAATATCAGGGCGCAATGCGCCAAGTAAAACACCTACCAAGTTGCAATGTGATTTATAATAAATATGTATTCCAAAAACTACATGGATTTCGTGATATGCGCTATGGGGAAGATGTTGATTTTAATCACCGCTTAATCAAAGCAAGCTATAAATTGATGTTCTGCCCTAAGGCAATATGTGTTCACTACCCGCCAGCTACATTAAAACAATTCCTAAAAAAAATGTATCATTATGGATTTGCGCAAGGGAGGTTAGTAAGACAATACGGAATATTTAGGAAGATACAAATTATCCCTTTCATAACATTAGTTTTAATTGCAACATTAGTTATATGGATGATGTTAAAGATTTTCCCGTCGGTAAACCGATAATCAAGCCGGGATATTGTTTAAGAAAATGCAAGAAACCACTCCGCGAAAGACGCTCCTGCCATCACATCTGTTCTAAATTAGATAAATGGTTATTAGGTAATATTTACAACCAAGCCAACTTCATTTAAAATAATCCTTGACAAACCCAGAATAAATGTTACGCTTTTTGCGGATAATTTAGATTAGATAGAGTCGCTCTCTATTTAAGTTAACGAGGATTGCAAAGCAGGCCTGCAGTCCTCTTTTTATTTATGATAGCTTTATTAAGTATAATAGTCTGGCATATCGGGTTTTATATGGGATTATTATTTTGAGATTACTTTGAGATTATGGCTAATTCAAGAATAGCAGAAGCAAGTCTAAAAGCTGGAACACGCTTTCCAACCAATCGCCAAGACCATACACAGAAAGGCCCCTATTTTAAGCCCGCCTTAATTAGATTACTTAAACAAAAATATCCTATGCAAGACCCTACAGGCAAGTTGATGAATATGCAGGGATTTCCCGGCATTTCTTTGGCATTGATTTGGGAAGGCTTGCGTGGTGATGTAGGCGCGATAAGAGAGATTATGGACAGGACTGACGGTAAGGTAGGTGCTTCTGAACCTGAAGGAAATAATTCCCCTAAGTTTCAGATATACTTTATAACTCCGAAAGAAAGGATTAATGAGTCTAAGAATAGAATTAAAGCCCTTTCAATATGATTTTTTGTATTCCAAAGCAAGGCATCCGGCTTTTGTAGGTGGCTGGAATACCGGTAAGACATTAAATGCCATAGGTCGCGCCCGCATTTATTCCAAACTCATTCCCAATAATTTAGGCGTTATCTTTCGCAAGACCTTTCGTTCGTTGCAAGATTCCACTATGAAAGACTTTGAAAAATACACTAGCTTAAAGATTGATTGTAATCGTAACTTAGTTGACCCTAACGGTTCAATCACGATGTTTCGGCATATAGACGAATTGCAATCCATTAACCAGCAGAATATAAACTTAGGCTGGTTTTACATAGAGCAAGGTGAAGAGCTTGATGACAACGAACCGTTTTTTATGTTGTTCGGCAGGTTAAGGCGCGTATTAGAACCGACAGAGGAATTTAAGAAGTTAGGATTATCTTTGCGTTCAGGCTGGGTAATCGGCAATGCCGGTGAAAACTGGATGAAGCCTCTATGGAAAGATGGCAAACTTGAGGAAGCCAAGAAACTGATTGACCCGCCCTATGAGGGATTATTCTCCCAACTGATTGAAGCTACTACTTGGGATAATGCTGAACATGCCCCACCTGATTTCCTTTCATCATTAAAGATATTGGAAGTGGAAAACCCCCAGCTTTACAGGCAATTCGTGCTTAATGATTGGGGAGTATCTGTGCGTAATAAAGTATTCGTAGAGGCATTATTCAAAATTATGAAAGAGCGCTATGGATTTTTGGCTCAGCATAGTTACAATGCCGGTGTTGCGGTGGACCCAGCAGGTGAAGGCGCTGATATGAATGTATTTATGGCCGGTAATGGCGGTGAAGTGGTTGATTGTTATGAACGTTTGATTGCCTCGCCTTCCGAAAAAGCAATACGGGCCGTTGAGCTATGCAAGCGTATCAACGGATTTTTTATTATCGTGGATTGTGATGGCTTAGGCATTGAGACATATTCAGAGCTCACTAATTTAGACAAGGATTTCCTTAAGGGCATACAGATTATCAAATTCCACGGCTCAGAGCCTTCAGATATGCTGTTGCTTAACCGCAGGATGTATGAGAATAAAAGAGCTGAGGCGGCATTTGTCGCACAGAAAAGAGGCTGGGCGGGCTTAGCGGCAGTCAATGAGAAGGATAAAAAGTTAGTTGAGGAGCTTGAGGCTGATGAATACTTCACCAATAATAGGGGATTTATCCAGATTATTCCTAAGAAAGATATTAAAGAAAGATTAAAAAGAAGCCCCGGCCGTGCTGATTGTTGGAAAATGCTCCAATGGGCATTTGAACAGAATTATGAAGATAAGACATATCGGGATGAAGTTGACGCTTATCCTCATCAACAAGTTAGCGATGATTCTGTATATGCTGGAGTAACAAGCGGACATCCAACCCCACAACCACGCTTCCAATCAGGAGACGGAGTATGAACGCCGTATTAGAGCCTGTAATCCTAAAGAATGACTTGGTAAGCATAAAGCCATTTACCAATGAAGATGATTTTGAATACCTGCTTACCTTGGCTCAGCAATATAAATACAATAAATTATCCTTGCAGGAAGCGCGTATCACTTTGGATAAATGCGGCAAGTTCTTCTGGACAGGTTACATTGAGGACAAGGTGCGCGCAGGCGTGGCTTATGTCTGCAAATATTATACGCCCAATAATACCGTGATGTGGACATTTGATGCTTATCGCGATGATGAGCTAGTCAAGGCTTATAATCGCAAAATACATTATACTTATGAAGCAGGCAAGCTATTAGTGCCTTGGATATTAGAAAATATTACGCCTATGCTTTGGACAGCGCACGATGTAAGGAATAGAGCTGCCACAATGGTATGCAAGGAAATAGGGTTTGTTGAGGACAAGGTTACGATGTCTAAATTCGGGAAATTTATCGTGATGAAAGCGGAGAGGAGATAATGGGATTAGAAACTGCATTAATGGTCTTGGCGATTGCTGGAGCAGCTACGACCTCAATCATTGCAGCTACATCAGGCAAGCCTAAAGCTCCAGAAACTCCACCTGCGCCAGATGAAGCTGCTGCTGCCAAGACAGCGCAGGACGCACAAGACGCAAGGCGCAGGGCTGCATTGGCAAGCGGGGGACAGACATTACTTACAGGCACAGGTGGCGCGCCCCTGCAGCAGGGGCAGACGCAGTTAAAGACTTTACTCGGAGGCTAAATGGCAGCTAATATTAAAAATATCATAGCACAGAACAAATACCTCTCGGGAATCAATGGTAATTGGCGAAGCTATTGGCAAGATATCGCGGATTTCTGTTTGCCCCGCAAGGCTTGGGTTGATACCATAAAGACCACAGGCGAAAGGATTAAATATAATTTTCTCTATGACTCAGTGGCTATCAGGGGCTTACAGACTATGGCTTCAGGCTTTCATTCTAATCTTACTAATCCTTCCACTAAGTTTTTTGAGATAAGATTGCGTAATCCTAAAGCTATGAAGAAACACGCGGTTTGGTTATGGTGCCATGAGGTTACAGAGATTATCTTCAATGCGCTTAACCCCAGCAATTTTGATACTACCGCGCAGGAATTTTATACGGACTCAGGAGCCTTTGGCACAGGTTGTATTTTGACACAGGAAGACTTGCATGAGAAGGTGCGTTATACTTCCGTGCCGGTGGAGCAGATAAACATTGAAGAAGACGCTAATGGCAGGGTATGTGCGGTGTATCGTAATTTTAAATTACAGCCCATCCAGGCATATATGCTCTGGGGTAATAATGCCGGCAAGAATGTTCTTGAAATGATTAAAGAGGAACATTACTTTACCGAGCCGGGTCTTGATTTCCTGCATTATGTGGGCCCGAGAGAACGCAGGGATTTTACCAAGCGCGATAACCTGAACATGCCTTATGAGAGCGTGTGGATAAATGTCAAAGAAGAACACCTGATTAAAGAAAGTGGATTTAAGAGATTTCCTTATCAGGTGGGTCGTTTCTGGAAACATGCGCTTGACCCGTTTGGCTTCAGCCCGGCAATGAATGTCTTGGCTGATATTAAGCTTATCAATGCCGGCAAAAGAACTTGGATGCGCAGGGCAATGAAGGAAACCGATCCGGCAATAGGCGTGCCTTATAAGGGTTGGATGGCCCCAATTAACATGAATCCTACCGCCACTAATTATTATGACCTTAAAGTCGGGCCTGACTCTTTACGTTATTTAAGCCCTACAGGGACATTTTCAATAGCGCAGGAGTTTTTAGCCGAGATTAAAGAAGCAATAGAGCAGGGTTTCTTTGTGCCGTTATTCAGGACGCTTTCAGATGTGAATAAGAATATGACCGTGCCTGAAGTGCAAAGAAGGATAGCCGAGAATATGGGCTTGTTAGGCCCTGTAATTGGCAGGTTCATCCATGAAGTATGGTCGCCTTTGATATTCTCTACCTTTGACATACTCTGGGAAGCTGGCGCAATCCCGCCTGCGCCCCCTGAAATAGAAGGCGAGGATATGGATATTATTTATTTATCCACTTTAGCCAGAGCGCAAAGAATGTCTGAAATGCAGCCGATAGGAAATTTCCTGCAGGTTGTAGGACAAATGGCGCAGATTAAGCCTGAGATATTAGACAAGGTTGACGAGGATAAAACAGTAGATGTGATAGCTGACTTAATGTCAGTAACGCCTGAAATCTTAAGAAGCGAGGAAGTAGTCAAGCAGATAAGGGAAGCCAGAAAAGCTGAACAGCAACAACAGTTGCAGCTTATGAAATTAGAGCAGGCGAGTAAGATAGCTAAGCAAGGAGCAGATGCAAATAAATCTATGCAGGAAGCAGGCGCAAAATGAAAGGTAAATCAGCAGCAATACACAGGGGGCGGCATAAAGGTTCAGCAGCTTCAAGAAACTCCAGTCCTTATCATCAGAGCAAGCCACCAAGCGGGTTTTATGGCATGTCAATACGCAAGAATGGCTTTGCAAGAGCGAGGGCAAGATGACGCTGATTATCAAGCCAGAGCCAAAAATGCTGACTATAAAGGAGCTGGAGTATTTTGTCCTGCGTTATGTCTGGGAACAGGAAAAGATGACGCTTGATGAGATTAAGTCAATATTCTATTCCATAAAGACTTACACTTCAAGAGCTGGCAGGACTTTAGACCAAGATATATATTTTGTGATGAGGCATTTATCAAAGATTATTGTTGCCGCCGATGAAGGTAAATATGCAGACAGGAAAGCATTATACAAGCAGAATAATATTGATTGGCGCAAGGTTTACAAAGTGCCAGGAGCGCATAATCTTAAAGACTTGATTAAAGCGCAAGAAACTTTAGAGAATTGGGAGAAAAGTAACCCTGAATTAGCCACCCCTAAACTTACACATGAGCGAACAGTTAGACCGAATTAGAAAAGTAGATGGAGAATTAGAGGCATTATACCGAAAGGTATTTAATAATGTTGACGCAGAAATTGTATTAGAGGATTTACGAAGCAGATTTTTTTATAATGTTCCCAGCACAGAAAATCATTTTGACGCGAATAAGACAATGTTCAATGAAGGAAGTCGCGCTGTGTTGATTCATATAGACACGATGTTATTACCAGAAACCAAACCACCGGATACCGCAGAGTAATCTGCGCCCGAAAGGAGGCAGTATGTTAAAAGTTGGTGATTATGCAATAAGCAAGAAAGGCATCTCCGGCGTGATTGTTGAGGCGCGCCACGATACGATTTCCAAAATGGACAGTTATACCTTTAGCTACCAAGAAGTGATACCGGCAAACCCGGACATTCCGGGAATAATTTTCGGTAAGATAATGGTAGTGGCAAGATACCTAGAGGGGAGTGACGCGGATTTCCAGAAGGTAGGCTGGCAGAAGATGAAAGAGGTAGTAAAATGAGCCTTATAGATACCGATTTAAAACCTTTAGTCTGCTGCATACCTAATTGCGAAAGGACGCTTAAGATAACCGACGGCTCACAAATATTGAATAGCGGTTGGAGCGTAGAGCAGGATGAGGATGGCAAGGAATTGACCTTATGCCCTGCTTGCAGGGATAGGCAGGAGTGCCAAGATGAAAGGACTTCGCAACGCATGGGAAGGCCGCCTAAAGAAGTAGCTCCGCGTATTCCTGTAAAGTCTGCTTCCATAGCTGAAATAAAAGAAGCAATCAGGAAGAACGAAGCAGGGGAAGAAGTGAAGATTGAACCGCCTGCTCCAGTAGGCACAATACAGATAAGGGCGCGTTATAAGCTCGTAGCCATAGAGCTTGTAAGCGGAGAATTAGTCGCGCCATTAAGCATGGAAACCAAAGATAAACTGAACATTAAGGAGGTAATATGCCAAGTTTTATAGAGACGCTGCCTGATGAGATTAAAACTCAGATACCAGCGGAGTTAGTAAGCAATCCGAATTTAACCAAATATGCCACAGTAGGGGATTTTGTCAAAGGACACATTAACGCAGTTGATTTGCTCGGCAAAAAGGGTGTGATTATCCCTGACGCCAATTCGTCTGATGAGATAAAAGTCAATTTCCGTAAAGCGCTTGGCATACCGGAGAAAGCTGAGGATTATAAATTCAGCCCGATTGAAGGATTTAAGGCTGATGAGAACATACAAGCTCAGATAAAAGGGATGTTTTTGAAGCATAATGTATCTGCTGCGGCTGCTGACGGATTGCAACAGGATTATGTCAAGATGGTTATGGGCATGGAACAAGCAAGGATTAAAGCCCAGAATGATGCTTTATTGGTCTCCCAGACCGCTTTAAAGCAGAAGTGGGGCAATAAATACGATGATAACCTTGCCTTAGCAACCCGCATGGTAAAGCAAGTAGGCGGGGATGAGATTATCACTAAGCTTGGCAACTTAGAAAGCACTCCTGAAGGATTAGAGTTTTTAGTCAAGGTAGCCGGTATGCTCTCAGAGGATGCCATAGGCAGGATTGGCTTTAGCGCCACGACCACAGATAAGACAGCGGCAGCAAAGACCATAGAGGACATGAGGAATAGGACAGGAGAATTTGCCGACCCTAAACATCCTTTGTTTGACGAGAATCACCCGGGACACAAGAGAGCTGTTGAGGAACGCAAAAAACTCTATGAGCTTGTCTATCCGGAAGGTGCATAATGGACAACATAAAAGAACTTGAACTTAAAACTCAAATTTGCTGTTCTATTATACAGACTTCATCTGCTTTGGGTTTTAGCAAGGCTGATGCAGGTAAGCTGACAAATAAGATTTGGGCGGATTTAGTAAACCCACCCAGCGAAGAAAAGTAGGAATACGCTTAGCAAGCCTCCTGCTTTAGATAGCTGACGGTTGAATAATCGCTCTTGACAGTAAAGGGACACCCAGTTAATCTGGCCCCACAGTTTTACCAGACCTTCTTTTTGAAGATACTCTGGATTTGGCAATTTAACCAACCAAATCAAAAAGGAGACAAAACATGAGTGCCCCTTCAACTGCCTTTGTGCAGCAATACAAGGATGCCATTTATCTGCTCGCACAACAGATGGATGTGCGCCTTCGCCCTGCGGTAGTCAATGACAATGATTTCGTAGGCGAAGCAAAGTATTACGATCAGTATGCTACGGACAGCATGATTGAAATTCTGTCCCGTTATGCTGATACGCCTGTGCAACTTCCCGACCATAGAAGGCGTGTGGTTTATCCAAGATTTTTCGTTTCAAATACCCTTGAAGATCCTCAGGATGCTTTAGCCATGCTTATAGACCCTAAAAGCGCCTATATGCAGGCCAAGATTGCCGCTGCCGGAAGACAACAGGATGACATCATCATCTCTGCTGCTGGCGGAACTGCTTATCAGGGCAAAGCAGGCGGTTCTCAGGCTACATTGGCAGCAGCCAATAAAGTCGCATACAACTTTGGCGGAGTTTCCTCTGGATGCACAAAACTAAAGTGCATTGACGCAAAGAAAATTCTTGACAGCTTTGAAGTGGACAAGACGGATAGGTTCGCCTGGGCTACATCTAGCCAGTTAGCAGACCTTCTGAATACCACGGAAGTTACATCTGCGGATTACAATGTAGTCAGAAGCCTGGTGCAAGGCGAAATCAACACCTGGTTAGGGTTCATCTGGATACAAACCGAGCGCCTTACCACGGGTAGTTACGGCCGCTACATGTATTTCATGCAGAAAAAAGGCATGCTCTTTGCAGTGCAGAAAGAGATGGAAGGCCGCGTGGATGAAAGAAAAGACAAGAATTACGCTTGGCAGGTTTATCTAAGAATGTGCTGCGGTTCAACTCGCTTGGAAGAAAATAGAGTAGTCCAAGCGGAGTGCGTGGAAACCTTTTAACTAATTGGGGAACAATGACTTATGATAAAAGATATTACAATCCAAGAGCTTTACTGGGCAGCAGGTTTTCTTGAGGGTGAGGGTTGTTTTACAAAAACAAGAAGCTGTATTACAGTATCAGCATCTCAAGTCCAATTTCAACCATTAGAGAAATTACAAAAACTCTTGGGTGGTAAAAATTATTATTACGAGTCAAGAAAACCCAAACATTCTCCTTACTATCGTTGGGTAACTTATGGAGAGAAAGCTGAGGAAATAATGAAAGCTTTGTTTCCATTGATGTCTCCAAAGCGTCAATATAGGATTTCTGAATTACTTTCTTTTTATGCGGCACTTCCAGGTAGAAACTATGTAAGAACTGGTAGAACGCATTGCAAAAGAGGACATATCAGAAATGAAGAAAACTCTTATGTTGATAGCAGAAGACATATAATTTGTCGTGTTTGTAAAGGGGAATGGCAAGTAAAAAGGCGTGGAGAATTAGCAACTAATTTTAACATTAACTAAAGGAGGTTCAGAATGAGTATCAGTGCATACGGAGTAGTGGCAAACGCCAGTTATTATGGCGGATTGTCTATGAAGCAAGGGCCTGGTGTAATTGACGCCCGTGTCAAGGCCACGATTGATTATTACAACACCACGGGAAGCGAGATTGCCAACTGGACAGTCGCTATGGGGCCTCCACTACCTTTAGGGGCTAACATAGTGGATGTAAGGGTAAGCGTAAGCGCTAACCTTACGGCAGGCGTCCTGGTTTATGCGGGCGACTTGGTAAACGGTTCAAGATATATTTCTGCCGCACCTGCAACAGCGGCCGCTGGTTATGGATTGTTTACGGCAACTTACGGAGTGCCAAATTCACAGCAATATATAATCGGCACAACGGATACGAATACCAGCTATACGGATAGGCAGATAACCGTTACTTTGGGTAATGCCACGAATAACAGCCAGTCGGGGACAATAGTTAAGTGCACCGTGCTTTACACCTTAGACTAAAACAAACGGGTAGGGGGAGAAATCCCCCTGCCTTAACCAAAAGGAGAAGGCTATGCGAAAATTTATTTTAGTATCGCTGCTTGTGTTAGGATTGGCGATACCTGCGTTTGCCGCGGTGGGTGTTTTAAATATCACGGGCATTAACTTGGGCGCGGCTACTGATATGCAAGGAGGCACGGGAGTCAATCTCACCATAAATGGCTCGGTGGCTACAATCTCAGGAAACCTGACATTGGTGAATGAAACCCTTACCACACCGGCGATTTCAGGCGGAACTGCTGATAACGTTACCATAACCAACGGCACAGCCAATGCGGTAACTATTACTAATGGGACGATTAACAGTGCAACCATTGGTTTAACCTCAAAGGCAGCAGGTAATTTTACCACGCTAAATGCCAATGTAACTGGGTTAGGAGTTACTAATGTTACAGGGACATTGGGTGTTACGGGTAATGCCAGTGTAGGTAATATCACTTCCGCTGACGCCAATGTAACGACATTAGAAGCCGGAGTTACCTCAGCTACTAACCTTACTGCTACCGGGACTTTTAATGTTACTGGGACAACGGGTTTGGCAGGCAATACAACCTTGGGCGGGACAATTTTAGCTACCAACGCACAAGTCAGGGGCAATGCCACTTTGCTTAACGGAACAATTCTTGTCGCTTCAACAGCGATTACCGCTAACTCACAGGTGGTATTGACCCGTATGGTGAACGGTACGGGAACCGTAGGGCAGCTCGCTGCTATCAACGCCACATACAACCCAGGAGTAAATTTTACCATTACATCTTCAGCAGCGACAGACAACTCAACAGTTAGGTGGTTAATCATAAACTAAGCAATCGGGGAGCTAAAAACTCCCCTTTGCTTCTAAGGAGTGCTTATGGAAGGAATGATGAGCAGATTTATTAGGAAACAGCATAAGGTTCTCAAGACGATTGTCGTCTTTTATGCCGTTAATATGATGGACGGTTTCTTCAGGCTTAAGAGGTTGGGAGATAAAAAGACATTTACGAGAACAATGGGTTTGAGTTTTTCTCCAAGGAATGAAAGTTCTTTGGCAAACTATACATTTTTCCATAAGCTAAGTTTACCATAAGGGGTGAATTTTGTCAATAGATAGAATCGGAATTGCTAATCTTGCCTTACAGCGAATTAAGGCAAAGAGGATAATCAGTTCTTTTGATGAGGACACTACGGAAGCAAGGGCGGTTTCCACCTGTTATGAAACCTGCCGAGATGAGATGCTGGAAGAAAATCCTTGGACTTTCGCCACAAAAAGATGGGTGCTTACCCAGCTTGTAACCGCTCCAGTATTTACCGACGACGGCTGCACTATCGCTTATTCTCTCCCGCCTGATTTTATCAAAGCTACTTTTTTAAGCGACAGGTCTGCATTATGGAAGATTGAAGCAGCAGCAGACGGGACAAAGATATTGGTTTCAGATACAGCTTCACTAAAAATAAAATACACTTTTAAAAACGATAATCCTGATACATACAGCCCTAAATTTATTACAACTTTAGTCTTGAGGTTAGCCTTAGAGTTGTGTTTTAAGATTGCAGAGGCGGCAAAATATACCGAGGCGATACATAAAGAATATGAGGCCGCGCTTGCTTCAGCTATTTCTTCAGACTCTCAGCCGGGTTCCCCAGATCAGATGATACAAGATGCCGGGGACAGGGCAAGGTATATCGGGGCAGCAGCACTTGAAGAGCCGGGCAGCAGTTGGTGGCCTGTGATTAGCTAATGCCTAAATTAACAACAGACCAATGCAATTGGACTTGGGGCGAGATCTCACCGCGCGCCATGGGCCGCTTTGACATGCAGCAATATTATAATGCTGTCAAGATTATGGAGAACTTCCTCGGCTCTCAATTAGGCGGGGCATTGTTCAGGCCGGGGACAGTTTACGCAAATGAGATTTTTTTTTCCGCGGCAAAAGGCAATTTAATCCCTTTCCAGTTTTCCACTACCCAAGCATATTGTATTGAAGTTACTGATCTATTATTCCGTTTCTATACAAAAACTATTCTTGGCAGTGGAATATTAGTTGACGGTTCAAATAATCCTGTTACCTTAGTTACGCCTTTTGCTCAGGCAAATCTATTTAATCTTCATTATGCGCAGGATTTAGATACAATGTATATTGTCAATAAGAACAACTGGCCCCAAAAATTAACCCGCACTTCAGCAATAGCTTTTGCCATAAACCCTGTATTGTTTATAAGGGGGCCTTTCTTAGACCAGAATATTACCAATGTTACTTTGCAGTCAGCAGGTGGAACAACAGGAAATGTTACTTTGGCTGCCGCCTGTCCTGCTTGGCTTACTGCGACTTCTTACATAGTTAATAGTTATGTAACAGAGGGCGGCTCTACTTACAAATGCTTGATAGCC